TATCTCCTATTGCAACATTCTTATCAGATTGTTCTTTGGCTTTTTGATATTTAGTCCATAAGGTTTGTACTTGCTTACCTGCTTTGACTTCTACTCTGACTTCTCCTTGCCAAGATTCCTCATTACCCATTTGGCTTCTAAACTTTGTATCAGGTATTCTCAGTTTCTTCCTTGCTAGGTTTTGTTTTCTTCTACCTTTGTTCTTATTAGTTAGCCCACGCTTTTGATTGTCAGACCAACCTTCTCTTTTCTTAACTGTCTTTTGACCCATACCTTGCATACCTTCGTGTTTTCTCATCTTGTATTCGCTAAAGGTTTCATCTTCTCGCCACTCAATCTTCTTCATTTAAAACTCCTTGCAATACATTTAGGCTTACTAAAAAACTATTTATTTCTTTAAGTTTATCAAATTCATAAGTCGGTACAAGCAAACAATGAGCAAACCATTTATCTCCTTTTTGATTCTCATTAATTACTTTTACTGTTTTGTATTTACTATCTCTTATCCAAGTAACAATGTATGGTTGTAGCTTTGTCGGATTCCAATATCTTACAAAGTTAGTTGGATAACTCCAATACATCATAAAGTCTGCAAAGGTTTTCATCTGACAACCAATCTGTAAGTTGCCATTCTCTTGCTCAATTAAATATTCTAAAGCTATATTCTTGGTTTCTTCTATCTGTGTATCAGTTTTAACTTCTATGTAATTAGTTTTAAGACTTTGATTAAACACCATAAGGTCAGCACCTTGCAATTGTTCTTCAATTCTTGTAGCTCTTGCGTGATACTTATTCCCACTCTCATCTGTAATAGAGTTGTAATGGTTAAGTATTAACTTCTCTCCGAGCTTCCCTATCTTGTCTTGTTCTGTAAAGTTGTATTTCTTTATCATTCAACTCCTGTTCTAAGTCATCAATTAGTACTGTATCAAAAATCATAGTTCCAACAATGTTCTGAGCTATACCAATGTTTTCCCCTGCCGTCATTATAAAAGAGCCAAGAAGCTACTTTAATATTTAGGATTGGGTTAGTTCTTTTACCTGTAAAATTTAATTTATCCTTTAACCAAGTCCAAGTCTTATCATTAAATGCAAATAAACCAATGTCCTTAGTCATATCTTTATTTGTGTTTGTAGCAAATGGTCTGCCTGATGACTCGCAATAAATCATAAGACTAGCTTGTAATACATCTTCTTCTTTGAAGTGTGTTTGCAATATAGGAATCCATTGTTGTACAACTTGCACTTTTTTATATTGTTCCCTGCAATTCATATAATTGTCCAAATCATTTACCGTTGGTGGCAAAGTCAAGAGACAAGCAATCACACCTTCAATAATCAATGAAGGCATATATCTCCTTTATTTAATTGTGTGTGTGTTGTAAATCAGTTTGTTTAGAATATCTATACAAACAATTTCTGTTATTGCAAAACAAACTACCACGATATGTGTTAAGATGTTTTCCACAGAACATACAACTTGTTCCTTTTACTTTATTCACAATAAGTATTATAAATCATAAATTTTTAATTTGTGATTTATATATAAAAAAAAGACCTTAGATACTAGCAATAGCTTCTAGGGTCTTTTAATTATGCTTTTATATGATTGATTAGTTTTCTTCTACCTGCTTTACCCATACCTGTAAAGCTATGACCGTTAGGGTTTGTTTCTGAAACTTCTATTTCTTCTCCATACTTTGCAGTTTCAAACATTGATACTTCTAATTCTATTGTGATAGTATCTCCTTCATTAACTTCTTCTAATGCTTTTGTAATATTTACAAATAAAGTATTAGCATTAACATCTAGGATTAATCTTCTTTGATAACCCCATTGAGTTTCAGCAGTATAAACTTTTTCTACTTTGGCAGTAATTTCTTGTAATCCATTTTCTAATTGAACTCTGTTTGCAAGTCTTGTATCTCTGATGATATTATTAACTTCTTCTTCCCAAGTTTCTAAAGTAAGTTTTCTTAAACCTTCAACAAATTCAGCACCGTAATTGTACTTAATTTTACGAAATCTTGTCATATAGTAATCATTTATTGTTGATAGAAACTCTCCCATTTGTGCAATCTCAGGCTCATTAATACCAAATTCTCTAATAGCTTCTCTCCATTCTGCTCTCTCTTTTTCTGCAAGGATTCTTTTGTGATTTGCTAATGTTAAAGCAGAAGCATTATCAGGAAGTTCAAAGTAATCTGCACAACTATTACCTACAAATATTGTTGTTGGGTGGTTGTTGTTAGCATTATTCTTTAGTTCGTGTACATCTTTAGACCAATTACCACAGGTATAACAATTAACATAACCAATTACTTCTCCTTTAACTGTATCGTGTAGTAGGTCTAAAGGTTGTACATAAGTGAAGTCAGCGACATCTAGGTCTAAATCTTTTTTAAATATTTTTGTTGTTTCATTCATACCTGAATTATATAATCAAAGATTATTTATTGCAACACAAAAACAAGTTTTTTTTATATTTTTTTATGGTTATTTTAGGGTGGTAAGTTATACCTAAATGGCACAAATAGGGTCTTAAAATGGCTCTAAATGGCTAATTTACATAGAATATTGGATAATTCCACCAATAAGTATGACAATAAAAGTAGCAGTAGCCAATAATTCAGACCTAGAAATCTTTGTATTTACCTTCTCGTGTAGTTCATCAATGCGAGAATTTATCCTATCTTGTCCTTCTAATACAAGTAACAACATCTCCTTCTGAGTCATTCCATTATCTGCCATTAGTTCTCCTTACAATGTTCGCTTCCGTGTTCGCAATTACAAATCTGTACAAAAGAGCCGTCATCTTTTTTAGTTACCATACACATTATTTTCTAAATCCAATCGTAATTAACCATATAATTAATGTTATTACTGTTGCATAAAAAGTTATTACTTGTGCTTGTCCTGTCAAAGTCAAAGTAGCAATCGCCAAACCTGACAATGTCCAAGCAAGATTAAGTGTTTCTTTTACTGCTTCTACACACCAAGACCACAATTTCTTTATCAATTAAATCTCCTTACAAACGATACAATATTTACAATTACTGTAGGAAGTATGACTTCTTGTGCCTTTTCCTTAGTATCTTGTGTCATATCATTTGATATGTTTGTTAAATCTATTGCGTCTAAATCAATATCTATAATAACACTAAAGTCTCCTGCCACTAAAGATTCAAAAGCAATTTCTGTTTGTGCGTCAGCTAGTGTATAGTTCTCGACATCAGCGTTCTCTACTGCTCTCTCTACATATTCTTCTACTGCTTTTGCAACTGTTTTATCTGTCTTTACTGCTTCAGCTAATACTTCAACATCTTTTGTTTCTGTAAAGCCAAGCACTTCAGCTACGACTTCTTGTTGTTCTTCTGTAAGCTCGTCAGCTTTTTCAATAGATTGTTCTACTACTTCTGCTACAACTTCAAGTACATCTTCGCTAACTTCTGCAAGGTTTTCCAATCCTGCGTCATTAACTTCTTCAATGATTTCAACAACTTGTTTTGTTTCAAGTTCTTCAACATTAGTCTCTTGTATAGCTTCAATTTTTTCTTCAACCTGTTTAACTTCTTCCTGTATTTGTTCTTCAGTTATTTCAACTTCTTCGATAAAAACTTCATCTTCTTTTTGAATTTCTTTTTCTGATTCGGTGTCATCTGTAAATATTTCTTCGTCCAACTCATCTTGTATAACTTCTTCTTCTACATCTTCTTCAATAATAATTATTATTTCTTCAGGTATCTCGATAATAATTTCTTCTTCTTCAAATTTAAATTCTTCTTTAAGTTCTTTATTATCAATTTTAATTTCTTCTTCGATAATTTCTTCAACAAATTCATCTTCAATATCTTTAATTTCATCATTAGACTCCACTTCAAGTACCACAACATCATCATCAAGAAGCTCTGTTTCGGTATCTGTGAATTTTTCATCTTTAATTTCTATAATAACTTCTTCTTTTTCTTCTTCTTGTTTTAATGAATCATTATATGCAGGACAATCTCCACGCTCTAAAGCAATATCTGTAATATAACAACCCCATTTATCTTCATTAGCTTGTCGTTCTATATCTCTATCAACTGTGCCGTCATCTACTTCTGATTGTGTATATTCAACTTCTTCTCCACCAATCTTAACAATTACAGGTGCAAGAGTTGTTGTAGTTGTAGGTGGTGGTGGTGGAAGCGTAGTAGTTGTTGTAGTAGTACTTGTTGTTGTAGTACTTGTAGTTGTGCTAGATGTTGTTGTACTAGAAGTTGTACTTGATGTTGTTGTAGAAGAAGTTGTAGTTGTATCAGGTACAGTTGTAGTAGTAGTTGATGAAGTAGTTGTAGTTGTAGTAACTAAATAAGGATTACAAGCATTAGTTCCTGTAGGTGCAGACCAATTTTCTTGGTTGTAATCAAAAGGACTACCTGCATAAAGATTCCAACTAGTTTCATTAGTTAAAGTAGAAACACTATTGTCTGTTTCATTGTTTGCTCTAACTCTATAATAAATATTTTTTCCTGCAGGGTCATTAAAATAATACTTTAAATCATCAAGACTAAAGGTGTAATATTGCCAAGTATTTGTTTGATGTCCAAAAGAAGTAGTTACACAAAAACTATTTGTTTCAGTTATACCACTACTAAGACTAAAAAATATTGTGTAGTTTTCAGGTGGGCTATCTTCTGCACCGTCTGACCCTAATATGCCAATAGTAAAAGTTCCTGCAGTAGAATCATTACTAGCATTTACTCCATAAGGTGCTTGAGTTGGTGTGTGATAAGCAAATGCAGGTATTGGAACTGCAATTAGGCACACAGAAGCAATACAAAAAAACTTCTTTAGGTAAAGCACCTTTTATTTATTATCGAATGTCTGCTTTGGTTTATATTGTTCTAAGCCGTTTTGTACAACTGCTAATCCTGAACTCATAAACGCAACTCCAATTAGTTCAATCATATTTGCGTCAATTAT